TCGGTTTCTGGAACGATTGACCGTGGTATCTTGTCGAATGTGTCCGAAGTTCAACTTACCGAACTTATCAAGTCGCTCAAAGAAAAAGACTTTGCTGGTGCTCGTAAGTGGACTACAAACAATCCGGACAATGATCCTGCTCGTTTGTATCGTAAGATTTATGATGGTCTGTATGAGCAACTTAAACCAAACTCTGTACCTCAATTAGTTTTACACTTGGCTAAGTATCAATATCAGGCCGCTTTTGTTCCAGACCACGAAATCAATATGATTGCTTGTCTGACCGAAATCATGGTCGATTGTGAGTTCAAGTAATGCCTGATTTATTCAAAGAAGTCATTCCGTCCATTCTTCAAACTAAGAAGAATGTATTTGAATCTGAGGTTGATTACAAAGACTATAATAAGTTTGTGGTCAACCGTGCTTTATCTTTTCACATGGACTGTATATTGTATGCAAACGAAATGAATCTATATCCAGACTTAGATTCCGATATGCAATACCAGTATCTTTTGAACACTATTCGTTCAATGAAGCGTAAGTTTCAGCCATGGCAAAAGGCCGAGGTGTTGAAAGATATTGGATGCGTTAAAGAATATTTTGGATACTCCAATGAAAAAGCTAAAGAAGCTTTGCGTATTCTTAGTGACGAACAGTTGGAACAAATTCGTAAACACACAGATAAGGGTGGTACAAAATAGTTCTTTAAATTATATTTTTACTAAATATAAAAGTATAGTTTAAGGATTCAAAATGACAAATTGTGTTGGATACAATCAACTACCAAATGAAGAAGAATTTAAACATCTTTATTCGGTCAAATCTCAACAAGAATTGGCTGAATATTACGGTTGCAATAAAGCAAGAATACGGAAATGGATTAAAATATTTGACCTTAAACTTCGAACTAAAGGCGGTGGCAACAATAGAAAATATCAGATAGATGAATCTCAACTAAGAGAATTGATTGAAAAAAAATATAGTAATCAAGATATACTAAAAATTTTAAATATTGGATGTAATTCTTCTTTAAATAAATGGTTGAAAAAATACAATATCAAAAGAGATTACAGAACCAATGAATATAAAAAATATTGTAGAAAAGTTCGTTTATTAACAGAAAAGGAATATTCTAAATATAGTAATGTGATAAATCCTAAAAATTTACCAAGAACATTATGCGGTGTTGATGGTGGTTATCAATTGGATCACATAGTTGGTGTTTCTGAATGTTTCTACTCTGGTGTTCCTGTTGAAGATTGTTCCTCTTTTGAAAACCTACAACTTATACCATGGAAAGAAAATTTAAATAAGAGAGTTTTTCATAAGAATAATAAGGATAATAAATGAGTGAACAAAAGATATTTTCTCAATATGGTGTTGAAGTGACTTTGAATGAACCTGATGATTTTCTAAAGGTTAGGGAAACTTTGACTCGTATTGGTGTTGCTTCTAAAAAAGATAAAACTCTCTATCAATCTTGTCATATATTGCACAAACAAGGTCGTTACGCAATTATACACTTTAAAGAATTGTTTGCATTAGATGGTAAGCCAACAGATTTAACTGAAAATGATTTATCTCGTAGAAATGCAATTGCTAAATTGTTACAAGATTGGGGCCTAATCAAGGTTGTGGTTGCTTCACAGATTGAAACTCCTACACCGATCTTTATTTCTCAAGTAAAAATTATATCCCACAAAGAGAAAAATGAGTGGCAATTAGTGCCGAAATACAATATCGGAGCTAAGAAAAAGGTATAAATATAATACAGGCCCACCTTAGGGCTGTTTGACGTTCACGGTAAAAGGCGTCCGGGCAATTGCACTGTCACCCGTTAGTTGACCCTGTATTAAGTAAGCAGGACTACGATATGCCTTCGGGGTATCGCTTTTATTAACTCGCTTTTTAGGAGAAAAATATGACATATCTAAAAGATGTCTTCGGTAAAGACCTGTTCGGTCAATTCATTGGCTTTGAAGATACTGTGAATGCTCTACGCAGAGCAACAGAACATACAGCCAAAACAATGGGATATCCCCCATACAATATCAAACAAGTAAAAGAAAACAAGTACGTCATCGAGATGGCTGTTGCTGGTTTCTCCAAATCTGATATTGAAATCACACTAGAAGGAAACAAACTTATCGTTAAAGGCACTGCAAAAGATGATGCCGATGACGAACATTTCTTGTACAAAGGAATTGCAAACCGTGCATTTGAACGTGCTTTTACAATCAACGATAAAGTTGAAATTAAGGACGCTCAACTTGTTAACGGAATGTTGAAAGTTTGGTTGGAAAACATCATCAAGACTCAAGATGCTATTAAGAAAATTGCCATCAAAGGTGATGCTGATGAATAATTGGTGGCCTGTCTCCGATGAGGAATGGGAACGCCTTAATTATCCAGAAAAGTTCCGTTGAGTGGATGGGGGCTTGCCAAAGTCCCCTTCTTGTGTTATACTTCTCAACATCATGAAAAAAGTTGAAAATAAACCCATCAAAATGCGTAGCCGAGTGAGCCCTATGGAGTTCTATTGGACTTATTCGTCTTGGGAATCCAATTTTGTGGATGGTGTGGAGTTTCTGCCTGTTACAAAGTTTGATCCATCGGATAACCGTACAAAGCAATTATATTATGTTCGTAAAGACTCTTTGGAGAAAGTGAAAAATGTCTAAGAAATTGTACCTTGTGGAAACTATTTCAATGTTTCGTATGCGTTATGTTGTTGAATGTGATGAAGAAGGTCATGCATTGGATGAAGTAACTGTGCACACCACTGGTGGAGAAACCCTTAAAGAGTTTTCTCAACAACACCTGGATGAAGTTATTAGTTCAAGTCGTGAAATTTCTAGGATCGAATACTTGGATTTGTTTGATAAAGACAATGATTATCTGAGCAAATGGTCTGAAGAACAAAAAATGGATTACATCAACAAAATCGATTACAAAGACTAAATAAAAATCCCGGCGCTCGTATAATGGAGAATACAGCGGTCTTCTAAGCCGTGAATATGGGTTCGATTCCTGTGCGCCGGACCAAATTTACGACCGTAGCATAGGGGTAGTGCCGAGAACTCATAATTCTTACGGGGTTGGTTCGAATCCAACCGGTCGTACCAATAATATGAAACAAAAATTTATTGATTATTTCATGGACATAGCCGAAAGGACTGCAAAGTTAAGTACGGCTAAACGTCTTCAAGTTGGTTCTATCATTGTAAAAGATAATAGAATCGTTTCCATTGGCTATAATGGTATGCCTCCGGGTTGGACCAATGAATGTGAAAACACAATATTTGTATTGAATGAGGAAGTAATAGGTACCGATATGGTATCTTTAGGTTATACACAATCTGAAAATGGTAACTGGTTTAAAACCAAAACCAAATCCGAAGTCATCCATGCAGAGGCCAATGCCATCGCTAAACTAGCCAAATCCAGTGAATCTGGAGATGGTTCCACGATGTTCCTGACACATGCTCCATGTATTGACTGTGCCAAACAAGTGTTTACCGCAGGAATTCGTAAGGTTGTATATAAAAATGAATACCGAAGTGATACAGGTGTTGTTTTTTTACAACAGTGTGGCGTGGAGGTTGACAAGTACTCTAAATAGGTGTATAATGGCTTCCTTTAGGAGCGTCTATGTCTATTAAGATTGTTGGAAGTCCCGATAAAAACTTTACACCTTATGTTCATAGGGCTGCCAAGTTTTATGCTGATAGTTTATTAACTAAACAAATGCAGGAAAATATATCAATCATAATCAAATTCAAAAAGAATATGGATGTATTTGGTTATGCTAGTGTAGAAGGTTATAATTCTAGGAATATGCCTAGAGATTTTCTAATAGAAGTTAATCCAGATATTGGAGTACCAAATATATTAGAAACAATTGCACATGAAATGGTGCACATTAAACAATTTGCTTATGGCCATACTAACGATAAGTTAAGTAAGTGGCACGATTTAAAAATTGATTCTGATGATTTAGATTATTGGGATCACCCTTGGGAAATAGAAGCACACGGTATGGAAGGTGGGTTATTAACCAAGTTTGTTAATCAAGAGAGATTATGGGAAATATTTTCTGGCTTTAGAAATCCAGAAGAACCAATTAAAAAGAGAAAAATAAATTGGAAAAAACCAATTTCTAAAGATTAAGTTGTATATATAATAGTATATTAAGGAGTTTATTTTGTTTTTCACGTCCAAATCATTG